GTCTTCATCCGGTATCACCAGCCAATCAACGATTGCCGGAGTGGAACCATCCGGCAATGTAAAACGGTCATCCGTGCGAATGTTTGTAATGATCCCGTTAATCCAAACTTCAGAAGTGGAAATCTCATCTTCTCCCAGCACCACTCGCGAGGGCTTTCTCTGCGTTCTGTCCTTCACCCGAGCCGAAAAAGAAACCGCTGCAGCGTAAGAAGGTTTCCCGTATTTGTCCCGGCTCGTTAACGCCTCATACGTAACGGTGTGAGGCATCATATCGGCCCACTCGCTAATCGGCATCACTCACCACCGTATTGTCGTGCATACCTCTTGCAAAAGCAGGTTTCGTCCGGTCAGTGTCCAATTTCACGGAATTCTTGTCACTGACCGAAATACCACCAGCATAAGGAGTTGCCGCTATGACCCCTAACCGGTTTCTCAAAGTCTCGCGAAGGCCCTTGTAGTGTTCCACACGCTGACTGAAAGAGATCTTCAGGTCTCCAATTGATTTGTCCACAAGACGGGAATATTTGGCAATCAAGGAATCCGTGCATAAGATCGCTGCTGGGTAGACACTAGAACCAGATTCCGTCAATGTGTGATTCACTTCCTCATCCGATAATTGTTCGGACGTGGAATCCGTGTCCCCGATCAAAAACCGCACATGGTCTTTGTTATTCGCAGCGGGATCTTTAGAGTATGCCCAGCTCATCGCTCACCTCACAAAGGCAAAGACTGTAGGTCTATTTTCGGATACTTCGTCATCTGTCCGTTTGGACTTGCATCCAGTACCTCGATACCAGCTAACTTCAATTGTGGTGCCGCCTCTTCCAATCTTTCCGCCCACTTACTATACATTACATTATTTGGCCGTCCTTGCCACGGATAACCCTTATGCCAATGCTTGCCTCCAGAATTGAAATCAAATCCCAACAACACGATTCGAGAAGCACGCTTCAAGAAAGCCAAGTTCACGGCACCAAAACCTGAATTTGTTCCATGGATCGAACTTGGATCAGAGGACAAACCCGTACCCTGCGGAATACTTTGCAAATACACACCCTTGCCAGGATCATCAAAGCAATTGAAATTTGAATGCACTGCGAGATAGATTTCGCCTGAGAATTGTTCGGCCTCTTTTCTCCGTTGCTTTATCCAACGAGCGTCCAAAGAAAAAAGAGCGGTAGCCCAAGGAATATGAAGAAAAGCGTCGTTGATTGCCAAAACCTGTTGTTGGCGCAAAACCCTAAAATCAAATCCAATTAAGGACGGACCCCCACCAACCACATAGACGGTATCCCAACAAGACTCAACAACACGGCCATAAATGAAAGAAGCCCTTGGATCAGGCCAGGTTGATCCAAGGGCGTTGAGACCCCGGAGCTGCACGTTTCTCGCAAACTCTCTGAGAAATGAAGAAATTTTCAATGATCGAAGTAATGCACCAATCTTGTTCTCAGCACTCCGGCTTTGCCTTTGGACGAAAGACTATTTTCCTTGCAGACCGCTCTGAGTTCCCTGTAGCTGAGAGTTTCCACATCCACCTCAACTACTTCTTCCTTTTCTTCAACTAGAGCCGAAGCTGTTTTTTGTTCCGTCGCTGCAACCACGGTTGCCGTTACTGGTTGGCTGCTGGGTGAAGTTAGCTCCAATTTGAATTGTGAACACAAAGCTCCAAGCCTTCGTGGAATCACGCGGACTTTGGAATTAAGTGGAAGCTGCTGACCTACCCTCAGTTCAACCCCGTCCGCTTTCAATGGACGGCGAATCACAACATAAGTGCCGTCCGAAGGGTACGCCTGCTGTAACTGATTCATGAATATTAACGAAAAGGTTCTGTTCAATTCTTACGATACAACCGTGTCCCAGAAAGCGCCCAAAGCAGCGGACACAAGATTAACATCAACGGCCAATTCAATCTCGATCACATCGGACGAAATCGGTTCATCCCGGTACGACTTAATCCGCTGTCCCCCACTCCCCGCGCCCAGCAAACCCGTCCACGCAAACGTGTAACCCGCCGAAGGCATCAGAAGTCCCGGAGACGGAGCCGCGTAAGCTAACAAAGCCGTCTTACCGCTAATAAAAGCGTGCGTCTGTGTGGCCGCACCTTCCAAAGCCGTTGCCTCAATCGCTTTCATGACAACAACCTGGTCCACATTGAAAATCTCCGCCATCCTCTGCTCATTCACAGTAGCGGGAGCACCCGGCGTCTGACCACTATTGACACGGGCAATGAGATCCGCATGGTTCCGCAATTTCTGGAAAACCTGGAAACCGAGAGCCAGGACATTCGGCGTAAAACCCGTGTTCAAAAGAATGGCCGTTTGCTGAGCTTCCACATCCTCAATCGGAGTGGAACTGGCATCGTCCCAATGCAGCACTTCATTTGCGCCAGGACTAGAAGCAACACCGTCCAAATCCTGGTCCCACAAACCCGTTGTCAAGTACGAACCAACAAAGAGTTTTTCCTTGCGAATCAGTGCCATCTGAGACAAGAATGCCGTCGATTCCCGATCCGGGTTGATCGGCTGGTCAGCATTCGCCCTCATGTCATCGTCAATCGGACGCATCGCGGCCCACTTTCTGCAATGATACGATGCCGTGGTCACGCCATACCCGATGGCTTCCGCTCTCGTTGCCGGTGCCCGCAACTTCAGGCCGTCACGGTTCCAAAAATCTTTGGGATACGTGAAATACAGATCACTCTGCTTGAAGACTGGGACAATTGGAAAAATCCTGTCAGCCACGAAATTCGTGGGGTTCTGCATGAATGCTACGCTGAGATTTGTCAGCGGACGATTGACGTGTACATCACCTGCTGTCGGTAGTGGCATTGGTTCTGATCCTCCCGAAAATCCTTCTCAAAAAATCAATCAGCCTGCTCTTAAGCCGCTGCGCCTGCCTTCCTATAAAGCAGTTCGATAATTTCGCCTGCTGTCGTTGCAACATCCAAGAACTCGCCCAAAATTATATCGCCAGTCGCTGCATCCACCGCTTGACCATCCGAATCCGAAGCTGCGTTGCCGCCTTTCGTGCATGTGCCGCCAGCCTCGATTTTAGTGATTCCAAGACCATCCATCACTTGTGCTGCCCGGTCAATCGCAGCGGGATCATTTTGCAGGACACCGGCACAATCCGCCCCAGCCCCAGTGACATCCACACGGCCATTGGAATCAACCGTCATGAAACGATATTGTTTTGACGAAAGATCAGCCGCCGCTGGAAGTGTAATCGTGTGTCCCAAATTTTCAGATGCCATGATTCAAAAATCCTCCTCGTGTCACTATTCAATTGGAAACAGTTCGGACCCTACACGATCCTCCGGCTTGGTTGTTCTTCCTGTAAATACTTCGTGTACAACGCGGGCTCATCCTTCATGACCTGATCCGTCGCTTCGGCCACTGTCATCTTCCCGCCCTTGGCAAGTTCTTTGGCTTTGGCCTCGATAGTGCTCCAAGCCGTTCCCTCATTGCCGCCTTGCGCAGAACCTTTCTCCGACATCTGCTTACCCAGCAAATCGTTGGCCGTTGTAAGCACACCAAGAACGCCCTTCTTGGACGCCTCCGACAACGAATCCACATCCAACAGCATTTGTCCCTTTTCTTCCGCCGTGCCGGAAACATTGGGGTAATCCTTCTCGGCAACCGTCTCGAAGCGGCTCTTCGCCATTGCCTGATTCTGCCTCTTCGTTGTCTCTTCCAGCTCCTTGATTCGCGCTTCTTTGGAAACAGACTCCGCCTTCAAATCTGCCAAACGCTTCTCAACCTCGGGAGACACCTCATCCTTTGATTCAGGAACGGTTAGAAGTTTTGCCTGCTCTTCTTCCGACGCCGCGAAAAACTCTGTCTTCTTCCCAGCATCAAACTCATCGTAGACGATTTTCTCTTCGGCAGTGAGTTTTTCGACTCGGGCTAGTTGTGCAGAAACAGTTTCGGTTTCTTGTTTCGAAGTCGTCAAGAAGTCCTGCGCCGTTTTCAAGTCCTTTTCTACTTTTTCAATTCGCTTGGTAAGTTCTTCCGTGTTCATATGCACAACCTCCTAGAAATCTTAGAGGGCCAAACCGCAAGGGAAAGGATTTCTCCCACCGGACGGAGCCCTCATAATCGATCCAGCCCTCATGTAGACCTATTATCCACCCCAATCCATGAGAATGCAACTGTAAATTTAATAAGAAAAACAACAAGGCGGGACAACTACCCGGATAGGGACTCGGCACGAAGCTCCGCTCGTCCTAACTGAATCAACGCGGAAGCCGAAATAGTGATAGCTGGAGAGGGTCCAACCTTGTCCAAATAGACAAGCTCGGCTGCAACTGGATCACCCAAATCTACACGGATGATATCGGATTCCAAAGAAATAGAATAGGGGACTCGAAACAAAACACCATCTCCTTTTTCCACAATCACGTTGTCCTGCCAAAAATCCCGTACCCAAAGGGTGAACTCGTCATCATCTGGATCGAACTTGGCTCGAACAGCCGCTGTAATGGCGTGTTGAACGGTATGCCAACTTTTACTTTCCCGCAAAGCCTTACCAATTTGCTCTCCTGGCGTCACAAACCGAAAACGATCAAAACCACTGGGATCATTCTGCAAAAAAGATATCGTTCCTTCGCTTAAAATCTTTACATTCACTGCCTTCATCCCGTTGGATTCCAGCCACTCTTTGGCGCTATCTTCCGTCCATTCCTTTGAATCAAACAGCACACTGCTAATAGCGCTTGTCTTCCGAGCATCGATCATTCCCACCAAGAACCGGACACCCCGCAAGGACTCTTGACTCTTTGCAAAAACAATACGGGCCGCGCGATTGGCCGGAGTATCCACCAAAGAAACTTCATCCAACTTCAAATCTTCCAATTGTCGTGGCATGACTTATCTCCCCACTTTTTAGACTCTAAACAGACCGGACAGTCCCGTGAATTGAAAACCCTTTGAACTTTCCTGATTCTACACTTTCCCATACCTCGCTGTCATCCACTTTGAATCCAACCCACCAACCAACAAGGCCCAAATCGATATTCAACTGCTTCTGCTTCTCTTTCGTAAACACAATTGATTCCACCAAACGCCCAACTTGTTTTGCTCGCGGCCCATCTCTCAAATGCATTTCACCACCGACACGCGATTGCAGAACATAGTCGTAAACGGCAGACTCTAGTTGGTTCTCAGCGATCTGGTCTTCCTGGCGATCCGTTATGACCTCACCGCCAACTTCCACCACGGAAGCCCAACCGAACACCAACTGCTCCTTATGATCGATCTTTGCAATTTTGTCCACCTTGAACAAAACTTCTGGTCTCTGCTGTTCGTCTCCCATTGAAAAACCGTAGTAAAAATCCAACTGACTTTTGAGTACTTCGTTGCCAGACATCATAAAATCCT